TGAGATACGGAGGGTTGACGTAACAGGCTCAACGTCTGCTACGCATACACTTACTTGGACACCCGCAAGTGAGCAATCCCTTATCATAACGATAAACGGGGTTAAGCAGCAGAACAACTACTCTTTCTCCGGCACTACTCTGACGCTGGATACGGCATTGGTCGCTACTGACGAGATGGAGGTTATTGGAATCCTCGACATAGGAGAGGCTGTTACTCCTCCTGACGATTCTATTAGCACCGCTAAGATTCAGGACGATGCTGTAACTGCTGACAAATTAGCCAACTCGATTAACACTGAGATTGCTGCTAACACTGCTAAGACAGGAATTACAAGTGGGCAGGCCAGTGCTATTACGGCTAATACAGCCAAGGTAACAAACGCTACTCACACTGGTGATGTAACGGGGGCTACAGCCCTTACCATTGCAAGTGGCGCAGTAGACCTTGCAATGCTATCTGCAACTGGTACAGCGGATTCAACAACATTTCTAAGAGGGGATAATGCTTGGGCGGAGGCTGGTGGGGATAATACTCCCGCGTTCGCGGCCACGCTTTCCGCTACACAAACAGTTTCATCGAGCGGCACTTGGACAAAAGTTGAATTCGATTCAGAAATCTTTGACAGCGATTCCTGTTATGACAGTTCGACAAATTATCGGTTCACTCCGACCACTGCGGGGAAGTATTTCGTGTACGGCCAAGCCGCTGTTCACTACATGACATCGACTATGTTGAAGGTTGCAATTTTAAAGAACGGAAGCATCTATGTATACACGTCTGTTTCAGCAAGCAATAGCGATGAAAATTATGGGTATACCGGCGCAATCATCAACTTTAACGGCTCAACCGATTACGTTGAGTTTTATATCCTCCAAGGGCAAAGCGGTATAACGCCCGGCATCCCAACAGGCATGGCGCAGTTCGGCGCATTCAAGGTGATTATATGATTTCCGCAGAAGGATTAAAAAATCTTGGCTTTAGTTTTTCAGACTTTTCTCTGCAAGACGATGGCGATGGTACATATATTGCAAAGTGGAACAGCGCATCACCACAACCATCTGAGGCTGAAATCGAAACTGCCCACGCAGAGTGGCAAGCAGAATACGACTCCCAAGAATACGCCCGTAACCGCCAAGCAGAATACCCATCCATTGACGAACTCGTAGTCGCTCTTTGGGAAGGAGTAGTAGAGGAGCGCATGGCATCAGTAACAAGGCTTGAGGGATTAAGACAGGCTGTTAAGACTAGGTATCCTAAATAATGGCTAGAACAACTATACGCTCAGAAGATATCACGGATGGTCAGGTCAAGGCTGTTGATCTAGCAAGTGATGCTGTCACACCATTTGACGACTCTGGATTACAGGACGACATCGCAATCCTTGGATTCAAGGTAGCGGCTAATGGGTCGTTAGCCAAGTACGACTTGGTAGACCAGACTATAGATGCTTTCCAAGATGCTTCTGGTATTGATGCTGGTGCGTCTACAGATGAAGTAAGAAATGCCGCTAACTATTACAGTGGTGTGGATACTACACCAGCCGGTATTACAGCGTTTACTACAGTAGAAACTACATCTTGGACTGCGCCTACCGGACTTACCAGCCTAGAGGTTTTGGTTGTAGGAGGCGGGGGTGCAGGTGGAAAGCAGTCCGGCGGAGGCGGCGGTGGTGGTGGAGTAGTTCATCAAACATCACGATCAGTTACTCCAGATTCCTCCTACACGGTAACAGTTGGAGCGGGAGGCGGTTATCCTGCTAGTGGCTTCCATGGCGAATCAGGTGGTAATAGCGTTTTCGATACCATAACCGCTGTTGGCGGTGGCGGCGCTGGGGGTTATGGGGCTACGACATCTGGTGCGTCTGGAGGTTCAGGCGGCGGCGGAGGGCCAAGACACTCAGGGTCAACCGGAGGTAGTGCAACTCAAGGAAATTCTGGTGGTGGCACTGGCTACGGCAATGACGGAGGAAACTCTGCTACGACTTCCGGCGAAGATGGAAGTGCTGCCGGTTGCGGTGGCGGTGGTGCTAACGGTGTCGGTTCTTCAAATTCTGGATCAGGACACCAAACGGGTGGTAATGGTGGCGTAGGAAAAGAGTTCACTAATTTTTCAGCACATGGTGAATCTGGATTTTTTGCAGGTGGCGGCGGCGGTGGTGGATATACGCATGACGGTAATGGTGGTACTGGAGGTAATGGTGGGGGCGGTGACGGAGGTTCTCCGGGTACAGCAAGCAGTGGAGGCGGCGGTGGCGGCGGGTCGTACAGTGCGTCCACGGGATACACCAACGGGTCTGGCGGTTCTGGAGTAGTTCTTCTTTACACGGATGCTATAAATATTTACAACGACATGACCCTCATATCAAACTCCACAACCGCAGAAGCTACACCAACTAAAGGCGACATCGTTATGACCTACACCAACGGTGCGGGTACAGCAACGGTTAACACAGACATTAAGGGCTGGGTCAGCCGCGATGACGGAACAACCTACACCCAGTTCACCCTAGTAGACGAAGGTGACACAGGTGGTCACATAATTCTAACCGCTCACGACCTCGACATCTCTGGTCAACCTTCAGGTACGTCCATGCGCTACAAAATTACCACGCACAATCAAGACGCATCTTTGGAAACACGAATTCAGGCTATCAGCCTTGGGTGGTCGTAATGGGTTATCTAGGAAAAAAACCAGCGCAAACAACCATCCCTGTTGATGACTCTGTTACCACAACAATGCTGCAAGATGATGCAGTTACAAGTGCTAAGATAGACGATGAAACAATAGTTAATGCTGATGTCAACACATCAGCGGCTATCGCTCAGAGCAAACTCTCCCTTGATATAACCAACTCCGACATCAACGCATCAGCGGCTATAGCATTAAGCAAGTTAGCATCAGACCCAACCTACGATGATTCTGGTGTCCAAGATGACATCGCTCTCTTAGGTTTTAGAGTTGCATCAAACGGATCACTCGCCAAATACAATCTAGTCGATCAAACCATTGATGACTTTCAGGATGCGTCTGGTGTGGATGCTGGTGCGTCTACGAATGAGATCAGGGATGCAACTGGGAAGTATTATAGTGGGTCTTACATTAATTATCCCACTGGTGGGACTATAACTACTTATACAGATGGCGGAACAGACTATAGAACACACACTTTTACCGCTGATGGCGATTTTGTAGTTCAACTTTCTGGCGATGTAGATGCAATGCTTGTAGGTGGCGGTGGCGGTAGTTCTAACGCCCAAGCCGGCGGAGGTGGTGGTGGCAGTATGATTACCATGTCCTCGTTTGGGGTTACAGCCCAGACTTATGGAGTTGTCGTTGGGGCTGGAGGTACCGGCGCATCCACACAAGGAAACCAAGGCGGAAGTACCACAGTCTTTGGAGAAACTGCGACAGGTGGCGGCGGTGGTGGATTTGGTAATGGTGGCACAGGAGCAAACGGAGGCGGGGGTGGCAGCAACGGCAGTGGTGGCGCAGGTACAGCACCGTCTACGACAAATGGTACAGCATTTGGCGGATACGATGGTGGTGATGGCCCAGACCCGGCAGGTGGAGGCGGAGGTGGGCTGACCGCTGCCGGTCAAACCGGTGACGCTTATGATTATGGTGGTGCTGGTGGCGCAGGAAAACAGTATAACCTTGATGGTAATAACTACTATTGGGGCGGCGGCGGAGGTGGTGCTGGCTATGACTGCAATGCCGGTGACGGAGGAATTGGCGGTGGAGGTGGTGGTGGAACAACGGCTAGTGGTAGTGGAGGAACTGGAGGGGGCAGTGCTATAAATTCTGGCGGTAGTGGTACTTCTTCGGGTACAACCGGCGGAGTCGGCGGCGCTAATACTGGCGGTGGAGCAGGTGGAGGAGATAGTGTTTTGGGCGGTTCGGGTATCGTTCAAATCAGATATGAAGATACTGGGTTTGTTGCTTACGACAGTATGACCCTAGTCTCCACAACAACAACCGCTCAAGCAGCCCCAACGAAAGGCGATATCGTATTCACTTATACGAACGGCGCTGGAACAACTACGCTAGGAACTGACGTAACGGCAGAGTACAGCGCAGATGGCGGCAGTACATGGACATCCATGACGCTTGGATCAGAAGGAACTACAGGCGGCCACAACATCGCAACAGCCCATGACGTAGCACTTACGTCAACATCAGGAACATCAATGGCCTACAGGATTAAGACGCTAAACCAATCGGTAAGTAAAACAACACGAATCCAAGCAGTATCTCTAGGATGGAGTTAAAATAAAAGTGCTCGCACTCATCCTGGCCCTATTCGCCGCGCCTGTGCTGGCTATAGAACCACCCGATGATGTGCAACCACAAGTGGTGCAAATCAAACTCTACTGTGTTCCAACCATGTCACGAATGGCAGAGATCATCAGCGACACATGGGGCGAGTCTGGTGTTGCGGTAATGGAGATGTCAGCAACGACAACCATCGCAATCTTCACCAACGAGGATCACACCTCAACATCTGTTGTGGTTTCTCGCACAGAAAAAAATGAAACAGAGCATTGCCTGGCGTGG